GTACTAGTGTTTTTATAAAAGAATTTTGATAATTATAGTAAAACATAATATATGAAAAATACAATTTTAAATTATTCCTTAGAAGAGTTAGATGATTTTTTCGTTAGAGATTATTTCAGTAAAGATGTTAAAATTTCTGATTTATTTTATACTCTGGGCGATTATATCGACACGTACCAAATGACAAATAATGATAAATTAGAAAGAATTTCTTTACAATTATATGGAACAACAGATTACTGGGATATTTTATTATTATTAAATTCCCGTAATCCATTATTTGAAATGGCTTATGATTATGATTTATTAGTTAATTTCGCTACTAATAGATCTAATTATTATAAAAAAACTGAATATTCTCATGCTCCATTGAATATAGCCAGAACAGCAGTGTTACATAGTGCTATTTTAGATGCTGTCGTTGCAGAGAACGAAGATTTCAGAACACTTTATATTATAAAACCACCAAAGATGGGCACCTTTTTATCATTACTAAAAGCACAATCGTATATTTAATTATGAGTAAACAAATATTCACAGCTGCTAATAAATTAAAAGATTATTCAATAACCATTGGTGGGACAGAATTAGTTAAAGAAGTTCTAATTAGTACCGAAATAGCGTATAATAATCAATCACCAAAAGTGTTAGGTAAAATCGTAATAGATGATTTATACGATCTTAATCACCAAATAGAATGGGATGCTAGTACAGTTGAAGTTAAATACATGGATTTGTTTGATACTGAAGTAAAAAAAGAATTCGTTATTCTACATATCAGTGAAATATACGACGATAAAAATGATAAATCATTCGTAATTGAATTACAAGATACATTTTCTTATAAACTCGAACACAGTTATTTGTGTAAAAGTTTCACTGGGAATATTATTACTGCTATTGAAGATTATATTTCTGAATTAGATTTAGGTGATTATAGTACAGATTTTTCTGCGTTCGATGGAACAGATGAGGGATTTGTTATTCCACAACATATTAATAATCTGGAAGCATTTTTGATAGAATTGAATAAACACGGATTTACATTTTATCAAACTAAAACTGATGTTGTTATTAAATCTATAGATGATTTAGCTCCCGGTGAATTACCAGATAACGGGGACGAATATTTAAACGAAACTGATAATAAACTGTACATGAATCGTATAGTTGAAATGCACAATACTTTTAATAAACGTCTCAATGTTCCACCAAAAACTAAAGCCGTTGCTTACGATGTTTTGACGAAAATTCTAGAAGAAGATGAATCTAATGAAATTTCTGCGTGGACTCTGAATTCAGATACTACGGATCCACAGGATACTACCGGTACAAGAACTAGATATCAAATTCATCTTGACTTTGCTCAAAATACTAGAGAAATGAAAGATCAATTTATATCTCGCAGTGAAATTGAAATAATAACAAATGGTTACGGTGATAATGATTTAAATGAAATTTACGAATTAAAGTTAAAGGGTAATAAATCAACAACAGAAACACAAACACAAGGGAATAAATTAATCACTGGGAAATATATTAGTGCCGGTGTAGTTGATAAAATTATTGCTGATACTTTGATTCAAAAAATTACACTAGTACGGTGTGATTTATCAAATTGGAATTAAAATGACAGATATAAAGATGTTCAGAGGTGTAGTCGAGGATAATGTAGATCCAGAGAAAATCGGGAGAGTACAAGTTCGGATTTTTGGTATACACACTCCGAATAACGAAAATGCCGGTGAGAGTTCTGAATTTATAAAAACTGCAGATTTACCGTGGTCAGAGGTTGCCGGCGGAACCGGAATGGGTCTTGTCGGTGGAGTTGGATTATCTAGTGTTTTAAGAAAAGGAACAACAGTCTGGGTACTTCTAGAGCACGGAGACCCGAATAAAGCCGTAGTGATAGGAACAGTTACAGGTATTAACTCTGAGAGTTCAGTTGGAAAAGCCTCTGGTGGAGAAGGATTCTACGATCCTGATGAAGTTTATCCCTTTGTTGCCAGGGCAGAAGAAACAGATATCAACAGATTGGCTAGAGGAGAAAATTTAGCTGATAAGTACTACGATGAAATGTCTCCAGTTTTAGCTCTAGATACAACTCTGCATCAGCAAATAATGGACACTCTTGATATTGTAGAAGTAACCGATACTGTTGACGCCGAAGATTCACAAGCAGATGTTACACAGACTGAACCCGACTCAACTTCAGATCTTTCAGTGTATCCGGATAATTCCGTGATAGAAACTCAGTCCGGTCATATTATAGAATTTGATGATACAGTAGGAAATGAACGAGTCCGATTAATTCACAGAACAGGTTCTTATTTTGAGATAAAACCAGATGGAACATTTGTTCAAAAATCAGTTGACGAAGTTGGTGAGTCTCATTATATACACATGAGTAATGTATCAGAACATATTAAAATGTCAGTAAAGCGATATATCGATCTAAATGTTGATGAAATAATTGGTGGATACGTTAAAAAACATATTATTGGAACTTTAGATGAACATATTATCGGCGCTGTTGGTAGAAAATTAGACGCAACCCTAGATGAACATATTATTGGTGCAGTAACTAAAATTTACGATGGTAACGTTGTATGGAATATCGGTGGAACTTTAGACATTAACACCACCGGCGGTATTACAATAGATGGAGCTACAATAGATTTAACAGCAACAACTGGAGCAACCCTAAATGGCGGTACAACTCTAGGAATGTCAGCAACAACTGGAGCAACCCTAGATGGTGGAACTACTGTTGATGTAACTGGTAAATTAGTTAACTTGAATTAACTTTCTTGTATAAATAGTTAAAAGAGGATTATGTTTAAAGATATCCAAAACTTTACAACAACTATAACCGAAGCAGACGCTCTGAAAGCTGCTATTAAAAATATTTTGATGACGCCACGAGGTTCAGTCCCTGGCAAACCAGATTTTGGCAGTGACGTGTATAAAGCAGTCTTTTCACAAATAGATCCGTTGTTAATATCCGTTCTAAAAAATTACGTTAGAGAAGCTTTGAATGAATTTGAAGGAAGAATTAATATTACAGACGTTACAATAAAGAGTGTTCCAGAATATAACAAAGTAATTATTACAGTGCAGTTCTCTTATAAAAGCAGCAACGGAATAAATAATACTTCTACCGCAGTAGCATTTAATGTATAAATAGAGTTAAATGGAAATAATTAGTGTGACAGAAAGTATTGATAATTGTAAATTAAAAGGAATAACATGGCGATCAAACCAATTTTACCGTTCAATTTTGACGAAATTTACACTTACATCGAGACTAAATTTACCGACAGGGGTTATGATACTGCTGAGGGTTCAAATTCTATGCAACTTGTGACAGCTATGTCATATCTTGTTAGTATGCTTAATGCAAATACTGCTGTCAATATAAATGAAACACTGTTGACCCAAGCAAGAAAACGTACTATGGTTCTGGAAGATGCGAGAATTTTGGGTTATGAAATTGAACACCCACAATCGTATAATTATAAATTCTCTTTGAATTTCTCAACTGTTGGTACATTTTCAATCAAACGATATACTTCTTTCTCTAGTGGGGCAAAATTTTATTATTACATGGGCGCAGAAATTCCAGAATTTACTGTTGGTGCTGGGGATATTACTGCTGTTCATTATTACTGTAATACAATTACTCAAGACCAAAGTGAAACTCTTGCTGCTGCGCTGTTATCTGCTTGGGGAGATGATTACGGCACTTTGTGGAATTCAACTCTAGGTTGGTGCGAATTTGATGATGACTTAACTGCAACTCCGAATGCTAGGGTTAGTGCTGCTTTAGTTACCTTAGGAGCAACTCTAAAAAATTACTCTGGTATTATAAAACAAATACAAGTATCAGAGGGAATTTTACACAAATACTCTGATACAGCAAATTTTAATACATTACAGAAAATTATTGAATCAGTGGTAACTATAGATCCATTTTCTGGAGCAGAGGTAACAACAGTTCCTTATTATATAGATGTACCTTTTACTGATATAGAAGAAACAGGTTTGCATGTTTTCTTGACTTATATTGATGAAGCTGGTCAACAACACGTAAAAGAAGAATGGGTTAGATCTAATTCTTTTATGATTGATGCTGATACTACGCTTGTGAAAGAATTCATTCGTCTAGATTCTATCGAATTCCGAACACCACGAATTTATTTTAAACTAGGTGAAATTGGTAATACTTTACGAGTCGGAACATTAGTTTATATTAATGCACTAGAAAGTACTGGCATCTTAGGGGAAGTAACAACTTTACCAACTGCAGTGTCTTTAGTCTGTACAGTTATGGAATATAACCTTTCTACTGCTGGTGCCGCTGAAGAATCAACTGACAGTATAAAACAAAATGCACCGTTATTTCACAACACTGCGAATAGAATTATAACTAAACCCGATTATGTTGCTTTTTGTAATCGCCAAGCTACAGTTCAATATTCCGATGTCTGGGATGGTCATTATGAATATCCACAAATTGCTGGGTATATTTGGTTTTCTTTCTTCCCTGCTACTGTTGTTCGAGCTTTGGCTCCGCTATATGCAACTACTAATGCTTCTTATTTGATGGGATTGCTCTCTGATCGTAGCAATTGGTTCATGGAAGATACCGGCGCTACTAATGAAATACAAGATATCTTTGATTACTTAAACAACTTTAAAGTCCCTACTCTGATCTTCCAACACCGTCAACCAGTTTATATGAATTTCTTGTATGACATTGAAATTATTAGATATTCTGCTGGGTTAACGAATAAAGAGCAACACACAGCAATTTTTACTGTAGTAGATAATTATTTCAAGGGGTCAGAGACAGAAATAGGAGTAGAAACTTTTAAATTTGAATATTTCAACTCCAATTTAATAAAAAGAATAGATGCTGGATTGACTGATATTACTGGTCTGAATATTACGCTTTCTACAACTATCGAGTTAACTGAAAAAAATATTATTCAAGAAAATATGGTAAACCCAGCGGCTGATCCTATTGTTTACTATAAAGAAATACGAGTTCACTTGGGTATGCCGTTTGAAGAAGTAATCCAAGAAAATGGAGATATCACTACGGGGAATATCCCAGATATAACAACCGCTGCATTCGTGGGAACAGACATACTTTCAGTTGATTATACTACCGGGGTCGTTTCAGCTATCACAACAACTACTGAATTAACGAGTTATGATATATTACTTGGACCAACTGGTACAACCGGAGATGATATAGTCGGAGCATTACGAGTATTTAATACCCTAGATCCGGACATTGAGTTAGTGTTTTATGTTATTAGTGCCGGGGCGTACTCAACCGGATTAACCGACGCTGACTTGACTGGTACTGTCCAAATGGATGTAGTGTATCCTTCTCCAAATATAAAGGTATCAAGAAATACAATACCAAGATTAAAAGCAGTTAATTTTGTTTAGTACCAAGAATAAGAACTTCAAGGAATTTAAAATATGATAAAGAATCTCCAAGAAATTTTTGCAGCAATAACTCCAGAGAATATCCAGAATGCACCGGTTATTCAAGATGCTATGGAGATCTTTATAGAAACCTTAGAAGATCTGTCGCAGGAAAGTATAAACATTAAAAATATTTTCCAAAACACTGCTATAAAAAATGAACTTTTTGAAATTTACCTGGACGACCTTTACCGTGTTTTGAATTCTGTTTCGTCAAATACTCCTTTACTGGATTCTATTGATAGAGTTAATGCAGTTTATAATCCACCAGGGGTGTTGTCATCAGATCCGGATTACATTTCTTTTATTAAACGAGATGCTATTACTAACATTTCTGCGTATATTAATGATGAACAATTTTTAACATTTAAATCCTACAAAGAACACAAAGGTACTGTAATTGCTATAAAATACATTTATTCTCTTTTGAATGTATTTACGGATGCAAGTATTGCTGAAAATAGCTTTGAAATTACTATTGGTGATATACCTTTCGAGATAGAAAGTATTAATGGTTCTTTACCAGCAGAATTTTACGAGTACGTTGTTCGACCTCTGGCACACCCTTTGGGATTTTTGTATTTATACGCCAAGTTAATTACTGCACAATTCGAAGATTATTTCCCTGAGCTGAGTATTGTTTATGATGTTGATTTACTACGAGTTGTTTGTCTTCAAACAAATGGGACTATAGTTTATGTAGATTTTATAGATAAATCTGCTGAACCACCATTGGTTGCTTTAACAGTCACGGAGATAAAAAATTATACTCTTGAATCTTCACGAGTTCAGGAAATATATCTTAATACCGGTGAATACCTTCAACAGATAACTACTAACTTAGGGCAAACAAGTGTTTCTCTTTTCTCTGCTGGTGATGTTGAAATAATAGCGTACGTTGGGCAATGTTCGATAGAAATGAATTATACGTACACCGTTAATACTACTGTTAGTGATGTTTACACTGATGTACAATTAACTACTCTTGCTGAAGAAACATACGCTCTTCCGGTAGAAACCGAAGGGTTAGAATATTTCATTGGGAATGAACCTCAGACACACTCTGAGCTAGATTCTTCTGAGTTGTGGTGGGAAATAATTGGTGATTATCAAAATATTGGTGACGGTTGGATATGGAATAAAATAATAGAAATTGCAACTGAGGGTGATTCTTACTTTCAACTAGGTATCTTTGACCAACGCAGCGCTGATACTTTTGATTTTACACAAAACCAATTTACAGTGGATGACTTTGGTTTGGGAATTGATTCAGACGCAGAGAGTATTGAAATAGATTCTGCTTTAACAGAATCATACCCACTACCTGTTGATTCTGAAAG